AGGTCGCTTTAAGCGGTGGGGCTGCTGATGGCACAGGTATCGAACTTGCCGTTGACAGTGGCACGTTTACGACCATTCACACAACTACAACTACAGTTTCCACTCTTGACGAGATATGGCTGTATGCGTCTAACACGGATGCAACGGATCGCAAGATCACGTTGAAGTTCGGTGGAACTGACGATCCAGACGATCTTATTGAGTACACCGTAGTAGCCGAAAGCGGTTTGGCTCTTGTAGTTCCAGGTTTAATTCTTGCTGGTAAAGCAAGTACTGGTCTTATCTTGCTTGGTGCTGCGGCTGTTGCCTCGAAAGTAACTGTATTTGGTTACGTAAATCGTATAACTGCCTAATCGGAGGACTTGATGTCGTTTCGACAGGATCGAGTTAATCCAAGTACGTCTATATCTAATTGGAAAGGCCGTACGGACACGCCTAAGGCGTGGCCTAGTACTGCTGTTTCTACTTGGACAAACGGTGGCCTGTTTGGTGGTGGTGGGTCAGATAACTGGGTTATGTCTATCGACGTTAGTCCAGGCGACGCTATGGGTGATTACGGGCATTCGTGGGGCTGCTATTTTGACCGAACAAATGAAAAACTTTATTGGGTAGGTGGCACAGCGGGTCTTGGTGCTTCTTATCCAATAATAGGCAAAATGGACCCAAATGGGACCCAAGAATGGTGCTATAAGTATGAAATAGATAGCACTCCTACGAACTGGTCAATATCTACAAACGGTGCAGGGCATTGGATAGATACTGGGCAAGCTCAGTCGGGTACAGAGAACTACCTCATTTTTAATTTCAAGGGATACAACTCGCCAAATAGTTCGTATCCAGCTTGCTTCTGGAGAATGAATCCTTCAACTGGAGAAGTAGACACAGACGTACTGATTGGAAATAGCAATGGGTGGCAGCAGTACACCTTCGGCCAGTCAGTAAAATTAGATAGCGACAACATTTTTTTCCCAATAGGGTTTTGGTCGAACTTTTCGGGCAGCGGCGCAAACATTGTTAAGTTCAATCATGGTCTTACGATGAAATATAACGTCAGACTTTTCAATGGTTCGCCTACTTCACCTGGCAGTATGGTTTATGGCGCTGGTTCCACGGTAGGCAATGCAAATGTTTGTATGCAAATAGGATATGGCAGATTATCTTATGCCAAACATCAGAACATCACAGGTACAGGGAACTTGGCTGCTGTCGGCCAAATGATGCAAGTTAACACTACATTTGGTACTTACGGTTTTTATATGAGCGGCTACCCTGGGACTGGGACTTTCACTTATCCGCTTCGGCAAACGTCGAACGCTTACAAGTTAGGCAAAATGTGGCCTGACAATAACACGACTACTGACACTTGGTTTAAAGAGTACAGCGTTACATCACCTGGTACTTTGGCTGATATTCGAGATGGTCATGGCGGCAACATGCTAGCTATGGATAGTTCGTCTAATAGTTATTTCATTGCCCGAGATTACGGTGGTGGTCACACTTACCAAGATGCTTTATATCTTGCAAAAGTAGATGTAGATGGCAACCTAGAGTGGAGTAGGGCATTCAAATTTACCAATACGGCTATTTCGTCACCTGGAACTAGTCCCCCGTATCGTGCAGGGATTGACTGTAGCGACGAACATATTTATATTCATCTTGGTTTAGCTGACGGCGATGGCTACAACTACATCATTAAATATAAAAATGATGGTTCGGCTTTAGGTACTGTATCGCTTCCTGGGAACTGGTCTTGTGAAGTTCTTGCTGGAACAATGACAGACGCCGCTGTTTCAAATCCGTCGCTAGCGAACGCTACTCAAAACGCTAATAGTGCATCATTGCCATATAGCGAACAGAACATGGACTCTTCACGAGATGCAGCACAAACTCCTACCTTGGTTATAGAGAATATCTGATGACTAGATTTTTTAAAGATCCAGATGGAAATTATCCTTTATGTGTTGGGGATATTATGTTGTCTTACCCCGATTGGGATAAGACAACAGATGCACCTGAAGGGTGGACTGAATATTTTGATGAGGTGTTACCTGAGTTGTCAGGAAACCAGACCTATCAGGAAGATGGGTTTGAGGTTGATGCTGACGGGAAACATTGGCGGACTTTCAAAATAGTTGAACATGACCCAATAACCCCTCCGCCTCCTTACGAAAATTGCGATAGCTGGACATGGGATAACGAAGAAGGTTGGACGCCTCCTGAGCCATGTCCTGATGAAAACCACATTTGGCATCCTCGTCCTGAAGGTGGTTGGGTTCACATAAATGAGTGGCGTGCAGAAAATGGTTGGCTTTCCATAGAGGAAGATCCAACAGGCGAATTGTCGATGCAGTTATGACTGTTACGTATCGCCCTACGCACAAGTTTCTGGGACAAAACGGTGTTTCTTTAGAATACGAATTAAGGAAACTGTCTCAAAAAATTGAAGCTATTAGCGATACGGATAGTGATATTCGTGCGGTTGCTTCGGGAGCTATGGCGATTGCCACATCTGCTGAGGCGGCTGTAAGCGCTACTTCTGCTAGCGCAGCTACGAATGCGGCAGCGATTGCAGTAAATGCGGGTGCGATTACAGTGTTACAGAACGATCTTGAAGCAGTCCGACTAGGACTTTGGAGTTAAAATGAGTTCAATATTAGCTAATGCAACGTCTTACGGTGTGTTCAAGGGCGACCAGCAATTAACTGTTGGTAGTACGGCTGTGGCTTTAACTGTCCCTGATGGTGCTGTTGGTGCGATGATTACGAATGGTGCTGAAGCTATTCGTGTGCGCTGGACTGGTACGGGTGGTGGTGATCCTACTGCTTCGGTAGGTCATTACTTAAATCCGTATTCGGTTATGGATTTGTATACGAGTGACATGACTAAAGTTAAGTTGATTCGTGTTGCTAGCGATTCCGATATTCAGGTTTCATATTTTGGTTTGGATAACTAATGACTCTTCAACGTATTGAGCAACGTATTACTCAGACTTCTGTTGGTGATATTTCTGCTGTGACGACCACCGCTCCTTTACAGGGCGGTGGTACGACAGGAGATTTGGCGCTTACATTGGCTCCGTTTACAGCTACTACGGCGACTGCTACGGCAGCGGATTATGTGGTTATCTCAGATACTGATGATTCTAATGCTGTGAAGAAAGCGTTGGTTTCGGATATTACTGCGTTGGCTACTGTGGATGTGCAGAGTGCGACGTTGCTTGTTGCTGGGCAGGTTTTTAGCTAATGGCTTATGCGGGTTATGGAGATCGGGCCAGTTCGCTGGGTCGTCAGACCCGTGAATACGGTTATGGGTTGAGCGATATTCAGCGTGCGAAGGAACGTATTGGTCGTTCTGATGCTATGAATCAGTTCAATGTTGAGCAGCAGGTTGGCCGTGCTGCTCGTAGTTTGCCTGGTGCTTTTAATCGTCGTGGGATGATTGATTCGGGGCAGTTTAAGCGTGCGCAGGAGATTCAAGCTGGTGAGGCTGAGTTGGCTCGCTTTGGTGTTGCTGCGCAGACTGAAGAGGCTCGGAGGCAGTTGGATCAGCAACGTAATTTGTTGGAGGAGCAGTTGTATGGTTCTCAGATTGAGGATCAGATTGCTAATGCGTTGCGTCGGTTTGCGATTGCGCAAACGGTGGGCGGTTTAGTGTAATGGGTGCTTATGTGAATGGTGTGTGGGTACCTAGTGCACCGTCTAAACCTAAGCAAGCTGGTAAGGATTTAGCCAATCTTGGTAAGGGTTCTACTCGTGGTATTGATTTAAGTCAGGTGCCAGGTGCTGCTGCCGCTGCTGCGAGAGGCGTAGCGACGGGTTATGGTGCAGGTCGAGGTGGCGTAGCTACTGCGCTTGGCGCTATGCATGGTGCGGCAACCCGTCCTTTAGATTCAGATGCTTCACGTTTTGGTCCTTTAGTTCCCAATCTCCTTGACCAAGGAGGATTAAATTTAGGTCGGGCTTCCGTCTCACCTACCGCAGCAGGGGCTACGTTGCCCATGCCTGGAACTCCTAGTCGTGGACGAGTTGACGCTGCCATCAAGCAGATTGCTGCGGATTCGTTAGCGGCAGAAGGTTTAACTAATCGTTACAATGTTCGTTCTGGTGGAGGAGGCATAAATCCTTTCGCTGGGGGTGGCGCAAATCCTGAAGCTGGCACCTTTACCCCAGGTGCTGATTGGTCTGTAATAGACGCCCCCTCGTTGGGTAGACAACAAGGGTGGGGACCTGGTGGTCCTCCTGCTGGTGGTTTAGATAATCTTCAAGCTGGTATTGATGCTGCTGTTGCTAGAGCTACTCAACCCCAAGGTGGGTTAGGTGCTTTAGAAGGTGAAACTGCGGCACGGCAAAGACGTGCCGCTCCTCCTGGTACTCGTGGTGGTTTTGAGTTAGCTGATGCTTTAAGCATTCTTGGTACTGACCCTAACGCTGGAACTGGAACTGGAACTCCCCCTGGCCCTCCTGGTCCTCCTGGTCCTCCTCCCCCTGGGCCTCCTGGGCCTCCTGGCCCTCCTGGTGGCGGTGGCGGTGGTGGCGGCCCTGCTCCTGTGCCTGTAGGCGACACTATTCGTTCTTTATATGGCGAACTTTCTACTCGTGATTTCTCCGACATGCTTCGCAACATGATGGCTGAACGAGAAACAAACCTGCGTGGTTTGAATAAGCAGTCTGTAGATCAGCTTGCAGCAAGCGTGCTACGTCGCACAGGTCAGATCGGTGACATTAAAACTGCTTTGGAAACAGAGCTTGGTGTGTTAGATGCTGACCGTGCTGGTGTGCAGCAGGGTCTTGTAGATGCTGTTGCTGCTCGTGCCCAACAAATGCAGGCTGACACTGACGCTAGTTTGGTTGAAGCTCGTGCAGGGCTTGGCGATCAGGTTACTGACGAGTTTGAGAAGGTTGCCCAGATTGTGGGTTCTCAGGCTGGTTCGCAAGCTATGTCATCGCAGGATGCGATGGCTCGCTTGGCTCAGGTTGCAGATATGGCGGCTGCGGAGCGGTTGGCTGCTCCTGCGCAACTGGCTTCTGAAGCAGAGTTAGCTTTAGGAGATGAAGAGTTCGCATACACCCAAGCATTGCAAAGCAATCTGAGTGAAGCGTTAGCTGGTTTGGATGCTGAAGAAACTGAACGCATCCTTGGTGAGGCTATGCGTCAAGAGAATTTCAACATTGGTCGGGATCAGAGAATGATTGAGGCTCTTGTTGGTGATCTTGTGCGGAAGGATACGCAGGCGTTCCAGGCTGGGCAATCCCAGTTGGGTCGTGATTTCTCGGCGGATCAAGCGCAGCTTGGTCGTGATTTCTCTGCTGAACAGTCGGCTCTTAGTCGTGCGTTCTCGGGTCAACAGTCTGCTTTGAGTCGTGCGTTCCAAACTTCGGAACGTGAAGCTGGTGAACGATATAGGACAGAGGCAACAGCGATTCAGACTGCCGCTCAAGCTGATGCTGCAAGGTTAAAGCAAGAGGCTGCGACGCTGGCGTTACAAGCTGAAGCTGCTGATGAACAAAGTGCTGCTGATCTATACAAAGTTGATGTTGCTCTTTGGCGCCAAATGACAGGCACAGAGCGTCAAGCGTTGCGTGAAGATTGGATTGAAACGCAACAACTTGCGGGCATTGGCCAAGAAGCGTTCCCGATGGGAACCCTACAGAACCTTCAACAGAAGTATCCGAAACTTGATCCTGATTTCTTTATCCACGTAAATGCGATGTTAGGTATTGACACGTTAAACGCTGGTGAGGATGAAGCGGCAGCTAAGTTACGTGACGAGTATCTTGAAGGGTTACGGACTACGGATGCGTTTGGCGCTAAGGGTTTGACTGTTGCTGAGACTTCGATGATTGATACTTTGTATGCCGAGTTAGCAGGAGATGTTGCAGCGGTAGATCTTCAAAATCGCAACTTGGCAAATGATTCAAGAAATATGCAGCAACGAGCACGTACTGGTGCATTAACTAGATAATGAGGCTTCATGGCAGTATCGACCAATCGGAGCCGCATATCCGAGATTCTTGGAACTGATAGCACACCTAAAAAGAAACCTTTATATGACCCTCAGATTTCTGAGACTGGTTCTCGTGTAGCGCAAGTCTTGGGAGTTGAGACTCCGCAGATTGCGCAACAAGAACTTTTTAAGCCTGCTATTGGCCCAACTACTCACAACTGGGTGGAAGAGGGTTATATAGATTCCGTTACTCCTGGGTGGCAGAAAGCTCTTACTTCTGGTCCTGTAGGCGGCTTCTTCAATGCGGTCCAAAAGCCTTTGGCTTTGGGATCTTCGTTGGCTAAAGAAACTATTGACCTGGCAACAGGTCAAGGTTTCAATTTTGGTGATTTACGTAAGCAATACAACGAGAACTATACATTTGGTCGTTTGTTGCATGATTACGATTTGATGCAGAATCGTGATAGTGGTTGGCAAAAATTTGGTGCTGCTGCTTTGGGGTTTACTGGTGATGTTGTTTTAGATCCGCTTTCTTACCTTGGTTTAGTTGGGAAAGGGGCTGCGTTTACCGCAAAACTTGCTAGTGGTGGTGCTCGCAGCTTGGGTCGTAAAGCGATAGCAGAAAATTTACGTAAGGTTACGTTGGGTCATATCACTCGAACAGCAGGTGATGATGTAGCTCGGGGTCTTGGCGACAACGTATTTATGGAGCTTGGTGACAGGCTTGCCCGTGGAGAAGCAGGCCGTTTTGGGCAAGTTAATTTACGTAAAGGTAGA